AAAGCAGATTCATTTGAACTTTACGTATATTCAGGATCAGCAGGTACGACAGGTACCGTGGCAACTCAATCACTTGCAGTAATTGCACCGTCACTTGGTTCAAGTGGTACAGGTGATTTAACTGCAACAAGTGTTACTGCGGGTGGTCTTTGGTCTTCATTCACATTGACAGTATCAGGTAGTGATGTCTCTGCAGAAACATATAGTTTATCGTTTAATACAAGCAGTGCTAATTTTATAACAGAAGTAATAAGTTCAGATCCACAGTCTACAAAAAGTGGAGCATCAGATTCTTCTGTATATGTATATAAAGTTTTTAAAGAACGTTGTCATAATTTAAATAGACATTGTCTTGGCCAAGAGAGAGACTATACATATGTAACAGCCTCTGGTGCGTTAACAGCTGATGGACTTGATTTTCAAGGAGGTTCAACTGGACATTCTAATGGAGATTCAACTGACAGTAGTTGGACTGGAAATACAGATTATCAGTTTGCAAGAACACCATATATCCAAGCACAGGATCCTTGGACCAGTCTTTTTAGAGTATATAGTAGGTCTCACGGAACTGATATAAATACTTCATATAAGATTAATATATTGAATCTTAAACAAGCAGCAGATGTCGCTGGTTCTGAATACGGTACTTGGTCGTTACAAGTAAGAGTTCATAATCCTAACGGAAGTGATGATGATAATGTACTTGAACAATATGATAGTTTAACATTTGATCCAGCATCAGCAAATTACTTTGCGAAAAGAATAGGTGATAGATGGGTTGAGATTGATTCAAATGGTAAATTGACTTATTACGGTAGTTATCCTAATTTGAGTAAACTTATAAGAGTTGGTGACTTTAAAAATATTGAAGAAGATGGTGTTTTTAAAGTGGCAAAAACAGTAGTACCAATGGGACATAAAGCATTAAAGTGTCCATTTCCTTCTACTAGTGCAAGTTTTTGTCCAACAGCTTCATTTAAGTATGCACAAACAGATAATAACGGTATATTTGATGCAAATGTATTTCATGGTATTAATTTATTAGATAAGTTTGTAAAAAATGACAATTTACAGTATTTATCACCTATAGCAAATGCAGCATATGCTGGAACTAACGTAACTATGTCTCTTGAAAATATGTTCGGAAATGATGATTTTGATTCATCATTATCTTCAACATATTCTAAAGCAGGTAACCCATTATCATTAAGTGGTTCAGCAACTCAACAGTTGAAGTTTGTTGTACCATTTCAATGGGGATTTGATGGAAGAAATCCAGGTATAGGATACAAAACAGGACCGAATATTGAAGATACAAATACTCAAGGATTTGATTGTCAAAATTCTACATCTAGTGGTTCAGTTTCATATAAACGAGCAATTAATGCAATCAGTAATGCTGATGAATTTGATATTAATTTGTTAGTAACACCAGGTATAATTCACGGATTACACTCTACAGTTACTAATCATGCTATGTCTAAAGTTGAGTCTCGCGCAGATACATTCTATATTATGGATGCAGCGGGATTTAGTGACAGTATTAGTACTGTTAAGTCAACAATAAAAGCACTAGATACTAATTATGCAGCTGTTTATTATCCATGGGTTAAGATTGTAGATAGAGATACAAGTAGACCTGTTTGGGTTCCACCTTCAGTAGTATTACCAGGTGTGATATCTTATACTGATAGAGTAGCACATGAATGGTTCGCACCAGCTGGTCTGAATCGTGGTGGTTTAACTACAGTATTAGAAGCTAAAACGAGATTAACTCATAGTGAACGTGATGATTTATATGAAAATAAAATCAATCCAATAGCTTCATTCCCAGGTCAAGGTGTAGTAGTATTTGGACAGAAAACTCTACAAGGAAAACCAAGTGCATTAGATAGAATCAATGTTCGTAGATTGTTGATTGGATTGAGAAAATTCATCGCAAGTACATCTAGATATTTGGTATTTGAACAAAATAGTCAAGCATTGAGAAATCGTTTCTTGAATATTGTTAATCCGTATCTAGAACAAGTACAGTCAAATAGTGGTTTAAGTGCATTTAGAGTAGTAATGGATGATTCCAATAATACACCAGATGTAGTAGATAGAAATCAATTAGTTGGACAAATCTTTATTCAACCTACGAGAACTGCAGAGTTTATCGTACTTGATTTCGTTGTTCAACCTACAGGAGCTACATTTCCTGAGTAAGTTTGACTTATAAAACAAAATAATGTATAATGAAAAGCCCCTTTTTTTATAAGGGGTTTTTCTTTTATAGTAAAATTATAAAAAATTTGTTTAATTGATATTTATTTATGAGTAGAAATAAAATACTTTTTAGGAGAATAAAGAATGGCTACATTAGATCCTTCAGAAATTATGTTCACACCATTTGAACCGAAGACTAAAAATCGGTTTATTATGTATATAGAAGGTGTTCCAGCTTACATGATTAAGGCGGCCCAAAGACCAACTATACAATTTGAAGAAATTGTTTTAGATCACATTAACGTAAAAAGATATATAAAAGGTAAGGGAGCGTGGCAAGCAATTACTGTTACTCTTTATGATCCAGTAGTTCCTTCAGCAGCTCAATCAGTTATGGAATGGATTCGTTTAGCTCATGAATCAGTAACAGGTCGTGACGGGTATTCAGATTTTTATAAAAAAGATGTTACGTTTAATATGTTAGGTCCAGTCGGTGATGTTGTTGAAGAATGGATACTTAAAGGGACATATATTGAACAAGCTAATTTTGGTGATTTAGATTATGCATCAAATGATCCAGCTGAAATAGAACTAACATTAAAATACGATTACGCAATACTACAATTCTAAGAGGAATTATATATGGATTTTTTTAAAAAAATGCTATCAGATGTTGACGGTCAAACATCAAGTAAACGGTTTATATCTTTCTTATCATTTTTAGTAATGGTTGGAAGTTGGGTAGGAAGTCAATTCTTCAATAAACCAGTTGAAGAAAATGTACTACAAGCTTTTATGTATATTGTAGTAGTTGGACTTGGTGTTACAGCAGCTGAAAAATTTAGTAAAAAGTAAATTAGTTACAAATATTATTAGGTTATTAATTTTAAATCACAAAGGAGTCAGTTATGGCTGATTATAAGTTTCCTACTGAGATGGTAGAATTACCATCCAAAGGATACTTCTACGTAGATGGTCATCCACTATCAAGTGGTAAAGTAGAAGTAAAATATATGACCGCAAAAGAAGAAGATATTCTTACATCTCAAAACTTAATACAACAAGGTACTGTTATTGATAAATTATTAGAGTCATTGATAGTAGATAAATCAATTAATCTTGATGATGTACTCGTAGGTGATAAAAATGCTATTATGGTAGCATCAAGAATACTTGGTTACGGTAAAGAGTATGACATTGAATATGATGGTACAAAACAAACAGTAGATTTATCAACACTTGAACCTATTGATATAGATTTTTCTAAGCTTTCAAAAGGTGAAAATAAATTTTCATTTAACTTACCATCTTCAAAAAGAGAAATTACATTTAAACTATTGAATAGTGGAGATGAAAAAAAGATAACTGAAGAAGTTCAAGCAAGAAAAAAAATATCTGAGAATGATAATTCAGAACTCACCACAAGATTAAAACATATGATATTTTCAGTTGATGGTGAAACTAAAAAAAGTTATATCAATAATTTTGTAGAAAATGAGTTTTTATCTCTTGATTCATTAGCTTATAGAAAATATCTTGCCACAATCACACCTGATGTAGATATGAATATGACAGTCAAAGATTCAACCGGAAGGGAACAGGTAATTACGGTTCCGATAACCGTACGATTTTTTTGGCCTGACACCGGAGTATAAACTTCAAATTCACGAAGAAATATTTCAGTTAATATTACATTCTAAAGGTGGTATCACGTTTAGTGAAGCTTACAACCTACCAATTTATCTTCGAACATTCTATTTAAAACGATTACAAACTTTCTATAAGAAAGAAGCAGATGAGTTACAAAAAGAAATGAACAAACATAAGAGTTCATATAAAAAGTAATTTTCTGCTTAATTGATATTTATTATTGAGTTATAACACTTAATATCATATGGAGATTTAGATGCCCAAATATAAAAAAGTTAATGAAGGTATAATAGATAATTTCATAACTAAAATTTTTACCAGTGTTGGTAAAGGTTTAGAATCACGAGCAATAAAAAAATTATCTAAATCAGACCCTGAATTAGCAAAACAATTCAACGACCTACAAAAAACAAAAAAAGAAATTGACAACTATTTAACCAAAAAAGAAAAACAAGCTATAAGTAAAGGTGAAAAACCTGAATTTATGACGAAATTTAAGTAATGCCCAATAACGAAAATATGCCTCGAGGTAAATTTGGAGATGCAGAAATTTCAACTGCTGAACTTGC